TTTACCTCTCTGAGGATCTAGTGGGCGAAATCCAGCAGGTATGTACAAGTTTGCAGCCTCTCCTTCTTTTATAAAGTGAGGTGGAGGCCAGGGGCCCCTAGCCTCCTTAAATTCTTAAAAAAAATAAGGAACATAAGAGAACTGGCATGTAGCCCAGACATTTGGCAGGCAGCCACCTGTGCCTTGGCAGTGAACTTCCCTTTGATTACTCATGAACAATTCAGGCCATGAGCCAAATTTCCGGCGCAGAGGAAATAAGTAAGGGAAGTAAAACTCCTCCCTCAGCATTATTCTCACGGCGTGACCTGCCAAGCACAACTTAGCTGGTGGTGACCGGCCATCCTCACAAAAGATGTAAGTACTTTTTAATTTTTTTATAGAAATGGGAGCCATAATTTCATCCCTCGTGGAAATGATTGCCTTAGCTACAGAAATCAGTGCTGCCTCGGGATTAACAATTGAAGCTCTACTTACTGGAGAAGCTTTGGGAGCATTAGAAGCTGAAGTTTTTTCTTTAATGTCAATTGAAGGCCTCTCAGGAATTGAAGCATTAGCTCAGCTGGGCTGGACTGCAGAACAATTTTCAAATTTAGCCTTTATAGCCTCTACTTTTTCAGATGTGGTAGGATACGGAGTATTCTTCCAGACTACATCCGGATTGGCTAGTCTAATCTCTGTGGGACTAAGGTTAGGACTGGATGTTGCTTCAGTTAATAGAAACCAGACTGAACAAACCTTATTGGCCATATTTGGGGAAGTTTCCAAACTAATTCCTATAAATATATCCTATCATCTAAATCCATTAAAATGGGAGGAAAGTTTAAAAACTAACTGCCCTAAGGATTTAGAAAATATTCCCATAGAAATGAGACATATAATTGGAGTTTTAATGCAAAACAGCCGGTGGGTTATACAATCCAGTCCTACCACAGATCCACAAAAAGAGAGTGGAGATATTGTTGAGTTTCAGCCACCTCCTGGGGGAGCTAACCAACCTGCAACTCCTGACTGGATGCTTCCTTTAATTTTAAGGTTAAATGGCGCCTCCAAAGAAAAGAGTTCGCTGTGTAGCTGAAAAGGTTAAATGCCCACCTACCCAGAAGCCCAAAACATGTCCCGTCGCTGCTCCTGTTCCCAAACTGCTTATAAAGGGAGGAGTAGAAGTGCTTAATGTAGAAACAGGCCCAGATGCTTACACAGAAATTGAGCTTTTCCTTAATCCCAGAATGGGATTTAATAATCCCAAAGGAGACAAAAGTACCTGGTATGGATGGAGTGAAGTAATTCATCATGGAGATGGCAATGAACAAAACCTCCTAAGTAGCCAATTACCTCAATATAGCTGTGCAAGAGTTCAACTCCCCTTGCTTAATGAAGACATGACATGTAACACACTAAGAATGTGGGAGGCTGTCTCTTGTAAAACAGAGGTTGTTGGGATAGGTTCCTTAATTGACATCCATATTCCAGAAGCCAAACATGCTGAAACATATGGAATAACATACCCAGTACAAGGCCTTAATTACCACATGTTTGCAGTTGGCGGGGAACCTCTAGATCTCCAAGGTATTGAAATGAATGGAGACACCCTGTATGCTGTGGGCAATCCCAGACTAACTGTGCATCCAAATGACATAACAAATTTTCCAGTGAAGGATAAACACCAGCTTCAAGGCCTTATTCCCAAGGCGAAAGCTAAGCTAGATAAAGATGGCTTTTATCCTGTGGAGGAATGGAGCCCTGATCCTAGCAGAAATGAAAACAGTAGATATTTTGGATCTTTTGTAGGAGGAATATCTAGTCCTCCTACTCTCCAATTTACCAACAGTGTGACCACAGTATTGCTAGATGAAAATGGAGTAGGCCCTCTTTGTAAAGGAGATGGCCTTTTTGTGTCTTGTGCAGATATTTGTGGCATAATGATTAAAAATGATAATGGAGGAGCTAGATTTAGAGGTCTTCCTCGCTACTTTAAGGTAACCTTAAGGAAAAGAGTAGTTAGAAACCCATATCCAATCAGTTCCTTGCTGGGTAGCCTATTTTCAGATCTTATGCCTAAACTAGATGGTCAGCCCATGTCAGGCCAAGATGCCCAGGTGGAAGAAGTTAGAGTTTATGAGGGAAAAGAAGGCCTTCCTGCAGATCCAGATGTTAGAAGATATATAGACCAGTTTGGCCAAGAAAAAACCCAACCCCCTGCCCCAGGAGCAGTAGCCACTCCATACTATATAACTGAACTTCTAAAGAAAAAGTATCCTTACCTCCTTGAAGAAAAAGAAGAGTCAAAAACACCAGAAGATTTAGAAGAGTCTCCTACTCTTCCTGAAGCCTCTGCTACAACTGCAGCAACAACTGAAGAAATAACTGAACATAACTTAATTACTGAAGATTATACTAGTAAAGAGCCAGAGCCTCCAGCTATGTTTGGGGGTCGCCGCACAGTAGAATTAAAGGGAGAGTCAGGCGAAAGTCTCCGTTAATATTAAAGTTTATTATGTTGCACAATTTTATGAGTCTTCTGGTACTTCTTCCAACAAACCTTCTAAGGGACTTTCCCCCACTTCAATGTTTTCAATCATTGTACAATAATTAGACCATGAAACTGAGGCCTCAATTACAGATTTCCAACTTGCAATTTCTTCTTGCAAAGATACAGCAAATTTTTGGTTAGGCAAATACCACATAAGAAGCATAAACAGTGTCACACCTTTCTGTAACACTCTCTTTTTTAGTAAGATAGGTGCTTTAGACAAGGCAGTGTGTAAATTAGGCTTATGTTCAAAATCTACCTTTAATGAAAATCTTACAAATAATGTCTCAGGTATAAAATACTCATTCATAGTTACAATACAAGGCGGAAAGATTTGACTCCTTTTATTAGCATGTTTTCTTTCTAAATTAACTTGCACAGCTCCATCTAAATAATCTCTTAAATTGTCAAGATTAGATACACCTTGTCCTGGTTGTAGGCCCCGCTTAGAGCCACTTTGACCTTTGACATCTTCAAAAACCACAGCAAATTTATCTATTGCACATCCTAATTCAAAGTTTAGCTTATCTGCAGGACAGTTAACATTTAAACTTTTACCTTCTAGCAAATCCATAATTGCTACTGCTAATGTTGTTTTCCCAGTGTTTACAGGCCCTTTAAATAATATGTTTCTTTGTTTAGGAACATTTTCAGTAATTAGAGTGATTATCTTTACTAAAATTTTGTCGATGTCATCAAGTAAACATGCATACCAGGCAACCCCTGCCATATGGTCTATTATGTCCACCTCATCTAATGACTTTAGCACTGTTAGCTGTTTTTCAAAAAAGGTTGTGAGAAGATCTGACCTTGTACACTCAGCAACTAAAAGTCTCCTTTTAGCCAAGACAATGTCACTAGCTTGATGACAGATTGCTCTCTGACTTTTGCTATTTTCAAACAACACAGCATTTGCATGATGCTCTTGATGAAATTCATGCGCTTTTGTTTTTGGGTTAGCACATTTTTTACAAGGAAATGGAGCAGCAAAATCAAGGTAATGAGCTAAAATTAGGAGTGGGTCATCAACATTAGCTTTAACAGCAAAATCTGCAACCTTGTTCCAATTACAGGCCTCTTCTGATTTGTCATCAAAATCATAGGAGTGCAAACCTGGCTTATTTGATTTCACACATTTAAAAGGAGTTTTACAAAGACAATTAAAACAATCTAAAGGTTTTAAAACAGTTCTACATATTAGAAAACTTACAGTGCAATATGACTGACAGAAATTCTTAACTGCAGATAATCTGTGCTTTTTGTTAGTTAAGAAAAATAATATACCAGCAGCTTCATAAGAATGTAAGCTTTTAAATTCTATAGTAAATTTTTCAATTTTATCATAAAATGCAGAAGCTTTATCAAAGGTAGAATACAGTAAAAAACAATTCACTGTCTTATTAGAAAATACAGCATGACTGACAAAATCAAACAGACCAGAAGGAATATCATCAGGACAGTCAGTGCTTGTCTTTTTTGTTTTTGGCGGTGTGCTTGCAAAGCTAGCTTGCGAGCTTGAATGAGATTCATCCAGGTTTTCAGCAGGTCTTCGTCTCTTTTTTGGAGTTTCTCCTTCAAATCCCTCACTTCGTCTTCCAGGAGTTGAACCCTTGGAGGAGGAGTAGGATTTAGACTCACTGAACGCCTGATCCTTTTGGGTGGTAGAGGTGGAGGAGGCCCGGGATTCATCGGGGGTGTTGGGAAAGGTAGCAGAGAAGGATGCTGAGTTATATCCAGACTCTTGCGTGAATTCCTGTGCATCTTCTTCTTCACTGGAGATAATGGACTCATCACAGTGTAAATCTCCTCTGAATTCAGATTCTTCATTGGTAAATACTGTGGAGCACCATTCTCTATATCTCTCTCTGAAGGCCGGCGAGCCATAAGCCTCAGAATAAACCTATGTAAACAAATGGATTAATCATCTTGTAGATACATAACCCTAATCTAAACAAATGGTACTTACCTGTTTGTATTTTCAGAATCATGTTTGAGGTATTGCCAACGGTGAATTTCCACCACTCAATACTATTATTGCAATGTTTAAAACCATACCAAATGCAAAAGCAATAGTAGCAAAAGCATTGACCCCATACCTGACATCTCTGGCCTGATTTTTTTGCAAGGGCATGCTGTGTAAGAAGCTGACTAGTAATGCAGCAGCACGTTGATTGCCCCGGCATTAAGCAAGCAGGCACTCTCAAAAATTGATTGTTAAATTTTGTGTAGCCACAAACATCAATCAACGTAATGTCTAAGAGATCAGAAAACCAAGCTACACATACCTCAGGATTTCTGAGTTCAAGCAGCCCCTCCTGAAATCTTTGCCAGAGAGAATTTAAAAGGGTCATTTCTACTCCTTCTCCTCCTTTATCAGGATGATATTTTTTGGATGCCCTTTTATAAGCATCTCTCATTAAAGGTATATTTCCAAAGGAGGTAGGACTTATGCCTAAAAGCTTAATAAGCAGAGCTTTCTCCTCTTTCTGCAGCAGACGGTCCAT